TTAAAAAATTATTAGAAATAATATAATAAAAATAGTATAATATTTAAAATTTTTAAATTGATTTAATAAATTGCCATCCTAGATCAGAACATATATTTTCCCAAATTAATTCTTGTTGATAAAGTTTTTCTCTGGATTTTAATAAAGGAAAAAATTTAATATATTCATCTTCTTCTAGAATTTCTAAAAATTTATGTAAAACATAAGAATAACTTAAGAAATTTTTTCTATTTTTAGGAGAATGTTTAATAAATGGTCCTTGTATTTCTTTAAACATATCTCTTAATTTTTCTTCTAATTCTGGTGTAAGTTGTGGGGTGCTTTTTCCAGTTATTCTATTTAATATATATGGTATATGTTCGTAATATTTATTAATTTTATTTTTTTTTAATATAGCTCTTATTTTTTCATAATTAAGAGTTGCCATATTAGTTACTTTATTTTTTTTCAATTCCATATAAATTTTATCAAAAATTTCTTCAGGAATATCAGTAGTTTCTTTACCTTGTGATTGAGCAACCCATTCATTGCTAAAGCCCTATAATTTTCATTATAGGATGGACTGTACCTTAAGCTCTCTCAATTTAATTAGAATTTCATAGAGAACCGACACCCGTTCAGTCTCTGACACCGTATCATATTCTATTATAGCGAAGTTAGATACTGGTAAGCGGATTGTCCAATCCTTAACATTTTTACTATTGGGGACGGCAATTAACCGTGGTCCTTTATAAAGTTTCCTATATAAAGTTAGTAGTTAAGGCTCTAAGGAGTTTCCCGCTACGAGGTTGTCTTGCATTAATAAATAATTATTAATACTAGGAAGTTATACACTTTTAATGCTTCCTCTTTCACTCCAGTGAGATTAAAGTGATTAATACGATTATAAGAAAAATAAGATATTTCTTTAGGAGGTTCTTTATAACCTGGTTTTTCATTATCTGTTATAATATATTCTACTGTATTACAATCATTACAAAAAAGAATACCATCATGACTTAATTCATTAATATTCTTAGAATTACAATGATAACACATATCTATTTCACAAAATAAATTATTATTTATATAGTCTTTATCTGTATAAGACAAATATGTTTCCAGCAAATCTGAGCGATTTAAATCTTGATTAGATTTAATATTTTGAATATTATTATTAAAAAAATCTATAATATTGATATTTTTTATTTTAGAATCATTATCATTATTTTCAACAGAATCATAATAATTAAATAAAATTTCAGAAGTTTTAGTTAAATAATCTATTTCATCTTTCTTAGAATTTATTTTAGAGATATTAGAAATTATTTCTTTCTCTTTTTTTTTTAAGTCAAATATTATATTAGTATCTTTTTCATTATTTATATTTTTTGTTATTTTTTTTAGTTCTTTCTCTAGAGAATTAATACTATTATATTTTTTATTAAATGCTTCTAGTTTTTTCTCATGACAGATATCTAAAGTATTATTAGTTTTTTCATAATTATATCTTCTTTTTGTTTTTTTTACTTTAGTTTTACTTTTAATATTTTCATTAATCATATAGAAGAAATAATAAATAAATCTTTATATAGATATTATTTAAATTTAAACTATTAATAAATTAAATTTAATTTAATAAAATTTTTGCGTAAAATTAATTTTAAGTTTAATTTAGCTAAAATTATTTTCTTTCTATATATTATAAAATAATGGGAGGAGGATTAATGCAACTAGTAGCTTATGGCGCACAAGATATCTATCTTACAGGTAATCCACAAATTACCTTCTTCAAAGTTGTCTACCGCAGACACACTAACTTCGCAATGGAAGCTGTTGAACAAACACTCAACGGAACTGTTGGTCTTGGAAACAAAGTTACTGCCACTGTTTCAAGAAATGGTGATCTTGTAGGACGTATGTATGTTGAAGCAACTACTAATGGTACATTAGATGCTATTCATAATAGAGGTGCAGTTATGTTAAAAGAGATTGTATGTGAAATTGGTGGTCAACAAATTGATAAACATTATGGTCACTGGCTTGAGACATGGGCTGAACTTACTGAACCAAATACATCTTGTCTTATTGGAACACAAGCAGCTACTGATGGAACTAAAATGCAAAATATGGCTGGTATGGGTGGTGTAGAAGCTGCTGCTACTGCAGCAAAAGTATTTGTTCCTTTACAATTCTGGTTCAATCGCAATCCAGGTCTTGCTCTTCCACTTATTGCTCTTCAATACCATGAAGTTAAAGTATCAATTACATTCAGTAGTGTAACAAATTCTAATCCATCTGCTGCATCTCTTTGGGCTGACTACATCTATCTTGATACAGATGAACGTAGACGTTTTGCTCAAGTATCTCATGAATACTTAATTGAGCAACTTCAGTTTACAGATTCTTCTTCTGGAACTTCACACGATCTTAACTTCAATCACCCAGTTAAAGAACTTGTATGGACTGGTGGATGGACTGAAAGCACTGGTTTAAATGCAGTACTTGCAGATGCTGATTTTAAATTAGTATTAAATGGTCATGATCGTTTTGCTGCAAGAGATAAAAAATACTTCACTCGTACTCAAGTATGGCAACACCACACAGGTGCTGGTGGTCTTGACCCTTCTACAGCTGGTGCAGGTAAGGCAAATGACTCAATTGCTGTTTACTCATTTGCTCTCAAACCTGAAGAGCATCAACCATCCGGAACCTGCAACTTCTCCAGAATTGATAACGCACAACTTAAATGTACTGTTGCAGATGCCTTACATATTTATGCAGTCAACTACAACGTCCTTCGTGTCATGTCTGGTATGGGAGGCCTTGCTTACAGCAACTAAATTATATTAATTTTACAATTACTATAAAAAATTAAAATTAAAAAAAATTATTTTTAAAAATAATTATCAGTTATTTCATTCAGATAATTATTAAATATTACTTTATAATTTTCGCGAATATAAATATAATAATATACTATAGTGTATTTTAGAAATATAATAAATAATAGGTTTAATTTATTAAAATTTATTTTCTTGTTATATATTATAATATAATATGGGAGGAGGATTAATGCAACTCGTTGCCTATGGTGCTCAAGATATTTACCTTACAGGTAATCCTCAAATTACTTTTTTTAAAGTTGTATACCGTAGACACACTAACTTCGCAATGGAATGTGTAGAACAAACACTTTCTGGTACTGCTAGTAATGGTTCATCTGTAACAGCTACAGTATCTCGTAATGGTGATCTTGTAGGAAAAATGTATGTTACTTCATCTACTTCTGGTATAACTGACGGTGATTCAATTATAGATCAAGTTGATGTTGAAATTGGTGGTCAAAGAATTGACAGACATTACAAAGAATGGTTGCAAGTATGGGCTGAACTTTCTACACCTGACTCAAAATCTCTTGGATACAAAAATATGACTGGTGCACTTTCACACGGTCTTAATAGCACAGGAACTGTTGGTGTAGGTATGGTTCAAATTCCTCTTCAATTCTGGTTTTGCCGTAATCCTGGTCTTGCTCTTCCACTAATTGCTCTTCAATACCATGAAGTTAAAATTAAAATGACACTTGGTTCAACAGCAGGAACCACTGGTGTAAAACTTTGGGCTGACTACATTTACCTTGATACTGATGAGCGTCGTCGTTTTGCTCAAGTATCTCACGAATATCTAATTGAACAATTACAAAGAGAGCAAACAACTTCTACTACTAGTCACAAACTAAATTTCAACCATCCAGTTAAAGAACTTGTATGGACATCTGCTGCTGCGAATACTTATGGAACTGCTAAACTTCAACTTAATGGCCATGACCGTTTTGCAGCTCAAGAAGAAGAATACTTCCAACTTCGCCAACCAATTGACCACCATACTGCTGTTCCAGGTGCGAATGTTCCAATGACTGATAGACCAGTAATGGTAACTCCAATTGAAACAACTATTCTTGTACATCACACAGTTGTTGCTGCTAATAAAGCCACTTTAACAGCATCAACAATTAAATTTCATTCTACTGATTATACGACAAATCCTGTAAAAATAGGTGATGTATTACTAATAACAGTTGGTGGTCATGATGCTGCATTAGAAGGAGGTGCTGACGCGGTTGATACTCATATTGTTCAAGTAAAATCTAGTAATGGTGCCACTGACCCTACATTTATATTTAATACTGCAATTCCAGCGACCTTATTTGCCGGATTAATTGATGAGGATGGTCTAAGCGTTAGAATTATTGCTCGTCTCCAAGATCCGGTATCTAGATGCTCTCAATTAACTAAAAAGGTAAATGTATACTCATTCGCCCTCAA